CCACCGACGTTTTTACTTACAAAAGTGGCATATTGGTTGATGTAAATAGCACGCGCTTTTGATTTACGAATTGTATCAGAAGCATCCATCCTTTATCACCTACCTATTTACACTGTATTTATAATTGAGTATCTGATGCGTAGTTTTGTGTTAGAAGTGTTTGCATACGTTTGTATTTAATGTAGTCTGTATGAGAACGGAATGTAGGAAAAGGGGTACCTTGGCCCGGAGGAGGCGTATAAACAACGCCTTGAGGTCCGTTACTATATACGTTATAGTTGTTCGATTCGGAACTATACAAGGTCTTTCCAGAATTGAAATAAACGGAGTCGCTCGCTGAGCGGTCGTCAGGTTGCTTACGAAATAATAAGACCCCGCAACTTTGTGAACAATAATTGACTGTGGAGAGTGGTAAAGCGGGGTCTGGATAGTAGATGTAAGTGAGAGTAGAACCGTAGTATGGTGGAGGTTGTGATGGAACAGACATACTTAGAACGACCTTTAATGTGCGATTAGAAATTCTTTCTCATACGCTGACTCCATTTCGGGTAGCGGTACTTCACGATAGTCTCGTATGAACTCTGTGATGTCCTCTTTACGAATTACAACAGCACTCGTCTTTTCGGTTATGATGCTGTAGAGATTACGAGCACCGCCTTGTGCGGACCAACGATTTGCGGCACGAACCCATTTATTAGCACAGTTATCGTATGTAAATTGCGCTTCTGAATATACAATTCCGTTCGCTCCGACTACGGTGGAATTACAATGTTCGCATACAACACCGAGAACGGCACCTGAGTATTTAACACGATCACCGACCTTCACCGATGCGACTGGTTTCCATGAACCGTCCTCCATCAAAACAAGCGATTCGCCGTCAACACCGAGACTATAGTCGAGTACAGCTGAATCAATGTTAAATCCGAAACCGCCATTGAGAGCCGCATCGGCAACTCGCTGTGTTTCAATTACAACGGCAGGTGTTTCGTGTTCATCGTAATCGGCTACTACCAATCCGTCCCCACCACCAACAGAGAAGCGATGTCCGCTAACGTTGAGACAGATGAGTTCGTCAATTGATGCGACTGTGCGAGCGAGTTGGTGAGAAGCGGCAGGTATCATTTCGCCATCACCATATGAGCCAGAAGCAACGTAGTGTGCCGCGCTGACTACCACGTCACCGATGGCGACCATGGGCGTGCGTGACCCAGCGAAGCGGAATACCGACGTCACAACCGGTGATTCATTGTTAGGAACGCTGGCAAGCACATCGCCAATCTTAACGTCTTTGATTTCTTTGTAAGAACCATCGGACATTTTGACGAGCGTTTCAGGAGCAAAACAGAACTCAAATAAGAATTTTACTAAATCGTTATCGGCTAAGTTGAACGCTGCGGTCATAGCGGATTGACCCATAAATAATACGGCAAACATGGAACCATAGACTTTACCCATCAAGTTGAGAATACGAATAAAACTCATTCGAACATTGTTCATTAAAAATTGTATTTTATTACGAACGCTTGCGATGAACTGTTCTACACCGGTAAGAAAATTCTTGAACATATCACGAATGCTTAATGCTGCGTCAACTACGGTGACCAGTACATTTTGAAATACAGCGAGGATGGCGTAAATTGGAGTGAAAACCTCAGCCGCTTTAGCATTGAAAACGCCTTGGACACAAAAGTTGAAATTTTCTATTGGATCGAGACCGAAGTTCCCCATGAAAGGCATGAATAGGGGATTACAACGGTAGTCGGCAACATTGTTTTTTATACCTGCTAAAAGATGAAGTTGAAAGGCAACAAATAGCAGACCAATTTGTACTAAAGTGACAAGTACAAAGACGATTATAATTTTTGTATAACCCTCTTTCCACACGGTCATTCTTTCAAAATCTGATGTTTCCATATTGAAAACCCTCTGATGAAAGTAATGATTTTACTTGCGTGATATAACACGCGATTTTACTTTACGCGTTTTATTGCGTCTATGTTTGCCTCCACTGGGAGCAGTAGCTGTCGGGGCAACGTTAGGCTTCTTATTCGTATTCACTTCTACATCATTCCAACTACTCACTGAGAAAAAATTACCCATTTCTGTGATAATCTGATATTATATTATTTATAAAGTCTTCTTAATCCAAGCGATATCGGCTAAGAATATTTTGCTAGAGCCTGGTGAAGTACGTTTAGTGTATGTTGCGATTGCTTGGAGCTTACGACGAACAGAGAGTGGACCGTATTTCTTGACGGCCTTCTTTAACGCAATACGACGAGTTCGGTCAGCCTTCTTTGTTACGTTGGAATAACCGAATTGAGAGAGTTCGCCTTCACGTAATGGACCAATACCGGGGCCTCCAGGTCCTTTGTATCCCTTACCAGGAAGACCGACGTTTTTAATTAAACCGGCTTTCACTTTGATGATTCTACCATTCTTCAATTTACGGGTATAGGCAACGCGACGTATTTTTGCGATATTTTTGCGTGTTGGGGACATCGTTTCTAATTCGGTTATACAATTTCTATAATTCATCCACCCAATTCAAGAGGATGTGGATATTCGCATGTCTAACGATTGTACTTTTAACGGGTTTAATGTATTTCTTTGCGAAGGCGAATCAACAGGAGGTTTTGAATCATTGGGACAAGTACAGTAATAACATATTTTTCATCTTTTTCTTAGCGCCGTTCTATAAACCCGATAACGATTCGCGATCCCGGTTTCAATTTGCTATAGACAATTTCAATAATGTGCTGTTTTCATTTGCCGATGAAACGATGAAGGTATTTATGCAGCCGATAATGCAGATTTTTAAGATGCTTACGGATGCTATAGACCAAACGGTTGAAGGATTGTTTAATGTACGTGGTTTGCTCAAATCTATGTGGAATCAATTCAACAGTATGACCGAGGTGTTTATGAATCGTTTTCAAGCGACACTTAACGCTCTCAATGCGACATATATGAAACTTCATGCGGCTATAGGTAAAACCTTTGCGATTTCGATTGCGGGTATTATGTCTGGTATTGCTGCGCTTCAAACAACGCTGAGTGTATTCGATTTAGCGCTGAATATTGCGGTCACGATTTTAGTGATTATTGCGGCGATCTTCTTTTGGTTTCCGTTCATATTCTTTGTAGTTCTTGGACTGATTATCATGTGTGTCAATGCGATTAACGATGCTGGTATGGGAGACCAGGTGTCAGGTATTGCGGGTGTATTCTGTTTTGGTGAGGGTACGCAAGTAGAGACCGCTGAGGGAGCGAAGTCGATTGAGACGATACGTATAGGCGAAACGCTCGCAGACGGTGGAACGGTACAAGGCATCCTCTCATTTTCACAGGATACCGATGATATGTATGAACTATATGGCGTAGCTGTGAGTGCTTCGCATATTGTATATCCACCAGACCGACCCACCGACCCAACGCTTGTTGAAAATCATCCAGATGCTAAGAAGTTACCACAGAAACATCGTGATGTATATTGTTTTATTACGAGCACACGTCGTATCCCAGTTAAGACCGATGTAGGAACGGTGGAATTCGCCGATTGGGAAGAGTTGGATGCCGATACAACGACACTTCGTAAATGGAATAAACAAGTTTTTGAAATATTGAATCCTCAGCAAATATACATTGAACCTAATCCATATTGTTTGACTTCTGAAGCCGGTTTTACGGGCACAACACACGTTTTGACGCCTCTAGGACCAGTAGAGATTCAACAGATAGTTCCCGGATGTAAAGTCGTTGATGCCGAAGGAAAGCATACGATGGTGCGTGGTATTGTACGGCTAGCAGCAGATGAGGTGGTGAATGCGATCCGATTGAGTGAGGGCGCGTTTATGTCGTCCGGTAACTGGACACGTGTTGGCGGCACCTGGTTACAACAACATAGTCTCTCTTATAAGAAGTCTACCATTGAGGAATGGTATCAACTATTTACCGCCTCTGGTACATTTATGGTGATTGAGGGCGGACAAATGATTGAAGTGCGTGACTTTACTGATGTTGGAAGTTCAGAGATTCATAAAACATACGATTGGGTCTTGAAAACTTTGGGAGAAAATCTTAACCATAACTAAAGGAATGTCTCCCAGAATCGTATTTGCCCTCGTTATGTTGGGTCTTCTTCTCTTGGCCAATCTCTTAATGATTAACGGCTTCACAAACTACCCAATTTCCGCTGAAGGTTTCATTGACTATTTAGACAATGCCGCCCCAACCGGTGATAAGTATCAATCCATTGGTACTTACGATAACATCGTCGAAAAGCCAGCAAACGGATTATCTAACTGGCGTGGACCAGCACCAAATGAACCACTCTTAGGTCCCGACGTCCAACTTGGTCCCGACAATCTTTTCATGTTCAAGAACAACCAATGTAAGCCAGAATGCTGCCCAGCCAGTTTCAGTTGCGGAAGTGGTTGCGTCTGTACAACAGCCAAGCAGCGTGACTTCATTGCCAGCCGCGGAGGAAACCGTAACGCTCCTACCGATCTCTAAACACCTAGCCATAACACTAACCCGATTACTCTCATAATATGCTATAAGCATATACTGATAGTTACTCTTTTCGGCGAACTTTGCGCGTATGTACGTAGCGGCGACGTCCGGCGGCACGATTAGCGGCCGATTCGCGTTCTAAATCATATTCAACTATGCGAAGTTTGGTTATGATTTCTCTGATACGAGAGCGTACGATTTCGTACTCTGCCTCGGAATAGTATATAGTTTTAACATCTTCAATATCCATTGGAATACTATTTAAGATGTTAAGCGCCATCTATAGGTTCAATTAATTAAGAATCGCTTAGATTCCCTTACCTGTGAAAGCGTTATTGAGTGTTGCACCGACAAGAGGGCTGTTTATCTGTGTGAAAGCATCAGAGATTGGGGTGCCGGCAGTGAGGTTTCCTTCGTCGGGAGCACCACCCTGTGGCATCAACGATCTATTCAAAGTCTTGAGGGTAACCGATTTAGCTTCTTCTAATGCTTGTGCGGGCTTGACGTAGTTAAATTCAGACTTTTCACGGACCGGTTCATTTGTTTCTTGCATTTCGACGTAGTTTTCAAAGAATTCCTTAGAGTTCAAATCGACTGTATGAATGCGACTCATGAGACCTTCGCCCATACATTTACGATAGTGTACGTGAGGTTGTATTGACTTGAAAGGTACACGGTATGGTTGTGGTTTGCGTACTTTGAGTTTGGCCATGCCGGCTTGATCACCGACTGCGACACCAGCATTACGGAAAGATAAGTAGGCGTGTTGCCAATCATTGAGTTCATTCAAGTCTTTGTTAGCAGGTTCAGCAGCCCAATAGAGCACTTTTACACCGGGACCGACTAAAACATCAACGGAAATGTCGGCGTTCTCGGGGGTCTGTGGAGTTAATACAGAGCAAGGGACGTAAGTCTTACCAAGGAATGGTAAGTAACTATCACGATGTAAGCCGATTAAGAGAGCGGCAATACCGACAGCGGCAAAGATGGCGTTAGCGAGTATTACATTACGACCGGTAATGTATGTAATAAAGTCTTTTCCCATAAAACTCTTGACTCCCCAGTTGAGACCGCCTATTACAAGTAGAACCATGGCAATCATATATATTTTCGCATTCCAATAATGGCTGGTTCTCATTCTCTGTTATTAGGCGGCTAAAATCAATTTGTAAATAGGCGTATTTGCGGGAATATCCTTCGCCGCACAACGGAATTGGGCGAATATGGGTTGCTCAACTTGTACTTTTGGTACTGCGTTATGTACTTCAGCCGCTAAAGCACGATAGAGGTCAAAATCAGGGTAGCGTTCATCCCCGCTAGGTGTGCGTAAGACGTTTTTACCGTTGTCGTCGGTAAGCCAATCCCATAGTAAATTGTATACTGGACTGACGGTTTCGGTATAGAGTTTAGTACCTTCGCGACTCATTGTTCGGACCGGTGAAGCAGCGGCGGGTCGGTCAGGAAAGAGGGATTCTATTAATGATACGGCAAGACGACATAAGTCAAAGGATGTATTGGGTTCTACACGTTTTCCTTCGGCGGAGTCGTAAAATGGTTCGCAGTTGTATTGTGAAGCGGCATCGTTGCCTGGGAAAAATGCGTCGGAAATGAAAAAACCGACACCAGGAACTGTAAATGAAGCACGACCGAAGTCGATGATTTTCATAAGACGTCCGTATGTAGGAACTTTCATATACCACGATTCTTTACCTTTGACCACATGATAATACATATCGGTGACACCTGTACCACTCCACATCACATTGTTAGTATGTAGGTCGTTATGGACGAACCCAAAGTAGTATTGAGCGGCGCATAGACCGGCGATCACTTGGAATAACCAGGCTGCCCATCGAGCGTCTTTCGTTTCCAACATTTTGGCGTCTTCTTCGTCTTCTGCGTCAAGAAGTTCATCCATTGTGCCATGAGCACGTTCAAGTAGCGAGACTTGGACAGGGAAATTAGAAAACTCTACAAACTCTTCTGATTCGTCACTATAATCGCTATCATCGCTACCCATTTCCATATCGGAGTGGGAATCTTCGGAACCAGAAAGACGTTTGAGTCGCAAGCGGGGATTTTCAAGTTTTACGGGTATTTCATTGGTAGTAACGGGTTCCTCTTCGCTCACTTCTATGCCATCCATACCTTCAATAATCACATCATCCATACCGTAACCGTCAATATTTACAAAATCGTCTAAGGCAAGTGTTTCACCTTGCTGTGTGAAGAGCGATTCGATAGCACGTTTCGATTCGGCACGTTCTTCGGTTTCCGCATATTTGAAAAGACCGAGTTTTTGGTTCATTTTCCACCAGGGTTTGCGACGAAGAGAATCGTATTCTTCGGAGATATTGTAGAGGTATTTTTCAACACGGCCAGAAAATGTTCCGTAGCATTGACACCAATGAGGGGATAATCCACTTTCCGCTAGTTTAGATGCGTATAATGCAAATAGGGCATCGACATACGCTTCGTTGAGCGGATTATTTATTTTCATAAGTGTGTTGCGCCAGAGTTCGCTAGGAGCGGCAAGTGCGCCGTCGTCAGGCAACACGTAGTTTCCTTCCATCATGTTTAATGGATCCAATAAATGAATACGTTTGATGAAGACTTCTCGTTTGCTGCCGTCCTTTAATACGATTGCACCAACAAAACTATTATCTGGTTCACGTTCTAATCCGGCGACCAATTCACCGCTAATACCTAGCCACCAAGTTCCATCCTTTATTTGTGAGGATTTCAGGTTTGAGAGCAGTTTTTCGAGTGTAGAAAAATAGGGTTGTACTTTTTTGAACTCTGTTAAATTATCGCGTATAACATTTGGTATAGTTGTTGGAGAGACATAGCCTGAAATTAAGAGACTTGATGGAAGTTCTAATACGGCAGGTTTAGCAATGCGGACATCGTTAGATTCACGACTAGTGCTACCAGTATTATGACCACCACCACGGCCACCTCTTCCCCCACGACCGCCTCCTCGAACACCGCCTCTAGGTTTGCCACCATCGCGTTTTCTATTTACAGGCATTTCTAAAAATGATACCGGGTCAATTTATATCTCTTTTACGCATAGACGCGTTAATTTTAAAATGGTTGTTTGTAGATATTAACATAGAATGAGTGCTCCGGTACGTAATGGTATGTCTTTAACAGCAATGATGCCAAATATGGCCGAAACCGCCTCTAATCGTCCCACCATGAATCTTCGTCTTTCAAAGTTTAATATGAATATGGTTCCCGATGACGGTGTTGTATTGTTTATTGGTCGCCGTGGTACGGGTAAATCTTGGCTCATCAAGGATTTGATGTGGTACAAACAGAAGTTTCCTATTGGAACTGTGTTTTCGGGTACAGAAAGTGCTAACGCTTTCTACTCGTCGATGGTTCCAAGTTTGTTTATTCACGAAGAAGTGCGACCACAGACGGTTGAAAATGTATTGAAACGACAAGAACAGATTACAAAACAGATACGAAAAGAGACGGAAGTTCGCGGTTCATCTCAATTAGATCGTAAGGCTTTCATTATTATGGACGATTGTTTATACGATAATAAGTGGGTGAACGATAAATGGATTCGTTCTCTTTTTATGAACGGTCGTCATTACGGTTTGCTCTATATCTTAGCCATTCAGTACGTTATGGGTATTCCACCGGTCTTACGA